CCAATCTACAAGGTTGATAGTTCCTCCAAGATCTCCTGATTTAAATTCGTATATTCCATCTGAAATTCTTCGTGTTCCGTTTTTAGTATCTACTGGAACAAGCGCATCTGATCGGTATGATGCTTCATCTAGCTTTTTAACGTCTGTAAACATATCCTGATCAAAAGCTCGCGGAGAATTGTTTCTTTTCTCTCGGTTTGTTAGTTCTTGGTTAAAGAGCGCAAGAATAGAGTCTGCTGATGCAAACAAGTCATCTGCATAAGATTTAGACAAAAAGTTCTCATCATCATCATGTGTAGCGTATGTAACCCATGGATATTCTCCTGATTCCTCAATTTCAATCCATTTCTGGAATCGTAGCCATACCTTTGTCCATGGATCAAACAGTAGATAATACCTCTCTCCATCCATCTCAAGAATCATATGGACCAATGAATATACAGCAGTACCTACATAAGAGCTGTTCTGAGTATCTAGACCAAGCGGTTTAAATCGTGAGTATGATGTTTCGTGATCATGGTAATCCTCCGGGTGATAATCTCGGTCACTTGATCGAGCAAGTAGTTTTCTAACCTGATCTCTCTCATAATCGTCTGATAAAGCTTTCTTTTTGATCTCATCCTCGGTTCTTCGTATGTTCTCCCTACCAGCGAATAGGTGGTTTTCTATGTATTTACCGCCCTTTGGCTGGAATACAAAATCTTTTAGAGGGATATTGATAAGTTCTGAGTCATATTCTGGATCAGATGTAACGTTATACTCCAAGATTGCACGACCATTCATAATGGCGTGCTTTCGTCCTGTTCGTAGTTTATCGTCCCATTTATTATTTTGTGCTGAATCAAGGACCTGTTGATCAAAGGCTCCTTGTATTTTCTCTACTTTGAAATAATCTCCCGGATCTTGCTCTCCAAATTTCATTCTAACTGGTGTGTCGTACTGAGCATTGAGAGTATCGATCATACCCGGAAATATAGGTAGGTTGGTATGAAATAATCTCCTCATCTTCTTTGGGATTTTTCCGTTGTAAAGATCCCAGTATAAAGCTAGACGTGCTAGCCTACTTTTCTTAAACTCCCAGCAAGCATCTATCTGTTTAAATGCTTTATCTACTGCTTTTTCTGCTAATTGACTTAGTTCTAGACCGGCTAAAGGAGAAGCGAATAATGCTTTTTCTTCATCGGTGATGATAGGATTATTGTTAGGCATAACAATATAATATACTATTGCCGTTTTTTGTTCCGATTAGTGATTGTCTTTTACGTGATTTCTGTAACATCGAGAGCATCTACCTTTAGTGTGATAGTTGACTATAAAGAAAGGGACTGTGCAATCTGAACACCTACCTCCCTCATGCTCTTTGTATGTGCCAAGCCCTTTTATGTAACAGCAGTGAGTACAGGGATAGTAATCTATTATCTTTTGCATAGCTGTTGGATCCTTCCTATTGGGGAGGATATACAACTTCTCACATCTAGCACATCGTTTTTTCAAGATATTTTTCATGATATAAATGGTGAATCATATGGAGGCTGATAAAAAGGCTCTTTACAATCATAAGGACATAAATACCCATCTACAGGATCAAGGACTAATTCTTCTGTAGCAAAAAGATTGCCACAGTATTTACATCTAAAGTAATCCTCTCGTCTTTTGGGTTTTTTATTATCCATATATTTATTCTAATCCCGGACTTTCATAAGCCGGTTGTACATACGCTCTCTTTTTCTTAACCACTGCTTGAGCATCATCTTTCGTTTGCCAAGCAATCGCACATGCTATTAATAAGTCAAAGTGTCTTGTGGTCAATCTAATGTCCTCGTCTCTGTCGATAAGATCGTTTCGTGTGTAGTCCTTGAGTTCTTGGACCAAGTCTGGATCAGTGAGCTGTAATTCCCCTTTTTCTACTGCATCTTTGAGAGCGGAGATCATATCCCCTTTAGTAACTGCATTTGTATGCCATCCGAATTCTGGCGCAGAGTTTTGTTTTACTGCCTTTACTTTTTTCTGTTTAGTTACGTATATATTACTATAAACCTGTTTCAGTCGGCCAATTGTTGCATGTCCATGATTATTCTTTTCCGGGGCGACAATACATTCACCGTAGTATCTACCCTGTCTTGCTATCTCATCCCCGAAGTGTTCAGGGGATATTGTGTTTGACTTATATGTAGCGACAACTTTCTTTGGTATACATGAAAAATCTATGAAAACTGAGGTGGATGAATCAAGCCCTACTCCACCAGCAACATCGTGACCAGCTCCATACTTTCGTGATGGGTTGTATTTATAAAACATCTTGAAGTCTGAAACTGTCTTAACAGGCAGTTTTGTCTTCATATCCTCTAGGGTTTCACGATCAAAGTAGATTTCAGGACCAGCAGAAGGTTTGTTTAGGTATTCTCCCTCGAAATCGTCTGTGTCTTCTCTTAATTGCTCTACATGTTCGTGAGTATGAGCTTCTGGCCAAGAGAGTACACCTTCATCCGTAATAATAGGGACATCGAGTAAATAAGTTGTTTTTCCTACCTTATTAAAAAGCTTGTGTACATTACCTTTCTCAGATACATGGTTACACAAGTATGCTATCGATCCTCCTTTAAGAGCTAGTCCTGTCTTTGCTTCCTCCATGTTTAACCATATCTTTTGAGTAATAACCGCAGATGCTAGCGTTATTCTAGTCTCGAAGTCGTTCATGATAATAAGGTCTGGTCGAGCTGTTTCTTCCGCTCCTTGCTGTTGCCCTCGCTGGTCTTTAATCATAGAGAAGGCACGTACCTGTATATCTGTAGATGTAGTAAATACGTTACGGCTCTCCTCTCGTTTTTTCGCTGTTTTTTCCAATACTTCTGGATAGTATTTTTGTATTACATCTAATACTAATATGTTAAACACATCAGTAACAAGCTGGGTCGCGTTATTACCGTCTTTCGTCAATATCTTTATGTATTTTTTAGATTTGTCTTCATCATTAAGGATTGCGAACGCAAGCCATAACTTTGTCCTAGTGTCTTTAGCAGCTCCACGAAAAGCACTGTTCAGGAAAAACTTTACACGACATGATGAATCTATAACATCCGGTTCAGTAACCGTACCCCTACCTGTCCAGAGCCTGTAGTTTGCACTGTCCATTTGTTCGTGGAAATAAGCATCAGGTGATACGTAGTGTCCCGGAAGAAAATGTCTGCCCCATAAGTTAAATTTCAAAAGTACTTCTTCTTCGGTATTAGAACTACTAAAGCCAAATAAAGCCCTCAGCTCGTCCTTATCCCCCTCATTTAGTATCTTTTGTATCTTGGTTTCCGCCATTCTTTTTATTGCTTAAAAATGATCCAATTGCATCTTGGGACTTCTTCCTCTTTTCTTCTGGAATTGTATTACCTTCTGGATCAGTAAATGCTACTGGAGCTACAGCTTTTCCGAATGTTCTATCTAAAATTTGATTGAGTACTACCGCGTTCGGTTCTCTCGTCATCTTAGGGAAATATGTTACACCTTCCTCATCTATATCTATGACTGGGTATTTACCGGTGAGATAATTTTCTATCTCTTTTTCACTTTTTACAAGGATGGCATTAGAGTGAATTAATTTTTGACTCTTATCTTTTACCTTTCTCTTGGTTTTTTTGTTCAACTTCATAGGGTATTTCTTGATGATTTTAAACAAGGAATACTGTGCTTTTGCAGCTAAAAGTTGCTGATTCAGTAGATCATCTGCCATACCCATAACACGCTGTCTGTATGCTCTCAAAACTGCCTCACGTTCAAGAGTAGCAGGCTCTTTTACGCCCCTTTTCCTTCCTGCTCCTTTTCTTGCGCCTCCTCTTTTCATATTGATTTATAATTCAAAGAATCAAACTAGTAATTTCCTTGCAATTGGCCCTACACGAGACTGGCTTGATCAGGATTCGATACTCTCATATCTTAAAGCAAACATGGTTACTCTGATCAGTTTCACTGATTTATCTCCGGTTTTATCTGTGGTTACTTAAACCATGGGCCAAGGTCGCGAACCCTGCCGAACCCATGTATTCTTCATCACAGACGACTAACTTTGAAACACTTAGTTCAAAAACTAAAGTGTATTTTATATGGCACTTAAAATCTGCATGCTACTGATACCTACGTAATAACATCTCGCGCAGGATAAATTGCAAGGAACAAAAAACTAGTCCTTTAATTCTTCCAATGTTTTGTTATACACCTCTACGTTTGTGTCGATTCGGTTGATCTCTAGTCTGTTTGATTCAGCCTGTTGCTTTGCTTGA